TCGGTTTGGCTTTCTTGATCAACTTCGGTAGTCTCTTGGTTGACGTTGCTTTCTCCCACTCCTTGGCCATCGCTGGTTTGTTCTTGTACATCCAGGCTCTCTGTTTCTGACTTTTGAACGGCATCTTCTTTGGTTTTAGTTGTTTCTGTTTCTATACCTAACTTCTGTTTCTGGTCAGTTGTTAAGCCTGCTATCTTTTTGGGATTATTTATTTCAATACCACTTCTCTCTGAAATCTCAATAACCTCACCCTCAATTAATCTATCTGTTAGTAACTGCTCTGCGGTTAATCCATTTTCAACAACTTTATTATTGTCAGCAAGACTTATATCTCTTCCTTTGCCTAAACTATTTCCATCTGCATCAAAATTTTCAACTTCTGCTTTTTTAAGTGAACCATCTAAATTTGTACGCACTGTTGTTACCACTCTACCACCATCCTCATCAGTTACAGTAAATGTTTCTTCCTTTAAAATAACTTGGTCATCTCGGAACTTTTTAGTTTCTTCTTCTGCGGCTATTGCGTTTTCAGCTTGCTGATCAGAGTTTTTAAGCTGCTCCATTATGGTTTTCTGCATATCAGAAATCTGCCCCTCGGTTGGTGACTCTATTCCATCTTGTTCTAATTGAGTTCTTGCTTCGGCTTTTGAAACAGATAAAGTTTCAAAAAAAGATTTTCCATCCCTAAATATTTTTACTTTCTCTGTCATAGCAGTAGATTCTCCTACAAGAAAGTTTATTTCTTGATCTATTGCAATTCTTCTTTGTCTTGTAGCCTCAGACCTTGCATCAGGCAATTTGCTTTTTTCTATTTCTAATTTAACAATAGCATCTCGCTGTGGCCCTTGAGGAATACCTAAAGCTTCTAAATCTGCATCAAATTGACTCGTAGCTTTTAAGTCAGTTATGACCTTCTTCATATCAGGATCATTCTTAATATCAATACTCATCTCTCCAATCTGAGCAGGAGTAGCCGTACCTATCGTTGCTAAAATATAATTTTTAGTAACAAGATCGCCATTTAAACTGTATCGAGGAGTTGTATAAACACCTCTTGCTATAGATATTGGAGCATTACCTGCTCCTGCAAAACCTTCAAGACCTATTTCAGCCACGTCCATTTTCTGACCAGCAGCAAGTCTTGCTACCGCTTCACCTGTACTACCTCCAACAATCTCAACACCTAAACCAGCTGATATCTCAATACCTTTGTTTACCATAGCTCTGGTTACAGTTCCTTTACCTCCAGTAGCTAATAATTTTTGTGTTCCTCTCGCTAAAGCTGTACGTGTAACTCCAATAGCTTTACCAGCTACACCAGCAGTCAAGGCGTCAATCATACCTATAGCAAGACCTCTTGTTGCTGCTCTATTTCTAATACTTTGAAGAGCTTCAGGATCATTTAAAACTTGTCGTATTCCTTCTTGATCAAATTTACCTCCTTTTTTTTCAACCTCTTCTTTCATAAACTCAGTATAAGACATACCAAATTCCAAAGCAGACGAAGCGCCACCCATAGCTCCTGCAAAACCACCTGCTCCTGCTCCAAATAAAGCTAAAGGCCCACCTGCTGCTGTTAGTGCAGCACCTGTACCTGCTCCTACTGCTGCTCCTGCTCCTGCCGCTGCGGCAGATGCTGGATTAATCATTGAAGCAAGTGAGTCAACAAGTAATTCTGGAGCTATAGAAAGGTTTGATCCAAAGCCAAGAATAAAACCAAGAACCCCACCACCATTTGATTCATAAATTTTTTGAAAACTTTTCATTTCATCTGAAACAGCAACGTTTTCAGATTGTTTAACAGCAGCTATATAATCTGCTAAATCTTCTTCTGAGATATTTTTTCCTTTTGCAAACAAAGCAATAGAATCGTCTACAGACTGACCTTTTGTATAGCCGTTACCGATAGCTCTATATATATCACCCCAGAAATCAGCACTTAAAACTCCTAAAACTGGAACATCATCAAACGCCCAATCAGAAGCTTTTCCTAACCAACTTTCTTCAAGCCAAGTTGTACCTTCTTCTAATTCTTCTTCTTCGTCAACTACATTACCTTGTTCGTCAAATTGAAAAATATCAGTACCACCTTCCATCATTTCTGAAATTCTTTCAGCAGCAGTTGAATTAGGATCTTCTACTCCAGGAAGATTATCTTCAGTGGTTTCAATGTCTTCCTCTACAATAGTTTCATTTGGGTTTTCAACTATTATGTCTGAAGAATCCGAAGATCCAACTGTCTCCACTGTAGGAGTTGAAGTATTTGATTCCGTATTTTCCGTTGGAGAAATAATAGGAGAATCTCCAGTTTCGATTTTTTTTTTTCGTGTAAAATTAACACCTTTTTTAAAGTCTTCGATTGAATCAAAAGAACCATCTTTTAAAAGACCAAATATAATTTCTGGATCAGCACCATCAGTAAAGTCTATAAATTCTTGTAAAGAATCGAACGCACCTTCTTGAAGTAAATCGTATTCAAATAAATCTTCTATTTCAAACATATCTTATGGTGTTGTTTTTTTATCTGTCCACATTTTCATAATCCTGGCATTATAAAGAGCCATGCTTTCGCCTGTTTTTTGAGGATTTTTAGCCTGTATCAAGTTTACTGAAGGTCTTCCTCCAGTAGCTCTTTTTTTATCTGTACTTTCTCTTTCCTTATTAACAGCTTGAATACCATTATTTATTGCTTCAGTAATGAGCGCTGCCATTTTTTGTTTAGACAAGCTTTGGTCAAGTAAAATAGGAGTTGACGTTCCTGCTATATTAATCATTACCACTTCTTCTCCAAGATCTCTGTTTGCATATTCTGCTGTTTTAAAATCACTCGATAATTTACCAGTAGGATCTTTTGCGTCAAGGTCTGCTATGTATTCATTTAAAATTTTGTCAGCTTCAGCGTCACTAAATAATTTTGTCTTAGCGTTACCAAGGTTAGATCTTTTAATATTCTTCTTAACTCCTGATTTTAATGATTTCTGTATTATTTCATTAATAGACTCTTCAGCAGCATCATCACCACTTAACCAATCTACAAGTCCTCCTGTAGAGCCATCAAAAGCATCATCTAATAAAGTTAAAACAGTGTCACCACCTGCATTTACTTTTTGATTTTCTGTAATTAAATCATAAGCCGCTCTTGGAGTCCCTCCAGCAAGTCTACCTTTTCGTTTCTTTCTACCACTTAAATCATAATTAACTTCTTTCAGACCTTCTTCAATTTGAGACCTGTTAGCTGATTCACCTGTCAAACTCTTATATAGACCTGTTATTTCATTTAATAGGTCAACATCATTATAAGCTTCGTTTATATCTGTGGTAGTAAGATCGTCAAGTTTTCCAGTAGTAGATCTACGAGGTACTGATATAGGATCTTCCCCATCCTTGTAAAATATAATATTATCATCATTCATATCAAAATCAACAATATCTGAAGCGTTAGTATCTGATTTATTGTTATTTATATCAGTTATTAAACTTCTAATAATATTTTCTGCATTTGCCGTATCAGCTGTAAGAGCATCCGCAAGTTGCGCAGCATAACCACCAATTTTTGTATCAATTTTCTTTGAACCTACATTAGCTGCATTTGGTTGAACTCCACCAAGTCCTTTAGCTTTTGTGGTTTTCTGACCAAACTGAGTAAGAATTTCGTCTCTTACATACTGTTCAGTAGCTTTTTTTTGCTCTGCAAGTAATTTTACACTTGGAGGTTGAGTAGAATAATCTGCTTCAATCCATTTAGACAAATCCGTACCACCTTTATCAACAAACTCTTGTTCAGTTTGAGCAATTATATATCTATCATCACCAAAACTCCTGTTTATTAAAACATTAGCGTAAGATAACTCATCATAAAGTATAGTTCCTGATACGCTTTTAACTAATGTATTAAAATTAGTTTGACCATCCTTACCTTTTAAAGCATCTTCCATTTGTCTTGCGCCCTCTGTAGTGACAACAACGTTACCACCTTTATCAACAGTATAACCACTAATAGTAGATGTAATAAAAGCGCCAACATTCTTTTTTTCATTAGCGACTAAACTACTTAAATCATACTTAGCGTTATCATCTTGGTATAACAATAAATTATTCATATTGTTCATGCTACCGTATTGATCTCTTTGTGTTTCCCAATCAGGCATACTACCATCTTCATTCATTCTAACCAAATAACCATTACCTGTTGGAGCAGTCCAAGGAACTACGTCATTTAAGTTATTAAAACCAAGTACAGATTCCTTTATAGCGGTCTCCATACCTGAAGCTATTTTTTTTCCGTTTGGCCCAAGTTTTTGTCTTGCTTCCGAATCTACATATTTTGTATTCCAATCTTTAGCTGCTATACCCCAATTAGCAATAGAATCTTTAGCTGTTTGAAGTGTAGCCATAAAATCAGCAGGTTTAATTAAACCAGCTTTCATTAATTTAGATTGTTTTAAAAGAGTTTCTTTTAAACCTTGAGCTGACAATAAAACTGTCTGTCCTAATGTTTGATTTTCAAATGAATCTGCTTGGTTTAACTGGTTAATTACCTCATCTTCTGCGCTTTGTATATCAGCCTTTCTTTTTTCTCTTCCAACCGCTACTGCTTGAGCGCCTCCAGCAATTTTCTGAGCCTCTTTATTAAAATCTATTTGAGAACCTTCACGACCAGCATAATTTTGATAATCGGATACTGACTCTGTTCTTGTAAATTCGTTTGCCATTTTTTATATTTTATTGACCAGCTTGATTAGATAAATAAAGCGCTTCTGCGGCTGCTTGATCTTCTGGAGTAGCATTATTTCCAAACAATGGAGCTAACTGAGCAACATTACCCATTGTACTTACCACCCCACTTATACCCTGACTAAATTGTTGTGCTTTTGCCGCGTAAGCATCTTTTGCTTTTAGCTCATTATCTTTAGCTTGACCTAAGTCCATCTTTTTTAAATCTTGATTTATAGCGTCTTTGGCATCAGCTTTCATTTTAGCATTTGTCTCTAAGTCTTTTTGCAAGGCTAATCGAGTAGCATTTGCGGTAGCATCAGAGCTTTGTTGAACTAAACCAACCCCAGCAGCTAAATTACGAGAATCACCTTCTTGTAAAGCCTGAATGTTTTGAGTCTGAGCCTGTAAGTTATTTTGGAACGCAGCATCATAAGCTTCAGTTGAAACATTTAAACCAGCATAAAAGTTCTTTTCTGCTTTCTTTTTAGCTGATGCCATATTTCTTTTAGCCTCTGCCTCTGCTTTTTCCGCTAATCTTCCTTGCTTTGCTGATTGACTAAACGAATTTATCGCTCCTCCTGCTGAAGCCGCTACTCCTACTACTGCTGCTGTTGTTACTGCCATTTTATAATTTTTTAATCATTTCAATAGAATAGGTAGAAGCTTCTTCATAGCCTATTTTTTTATACACATTAATTAAAGGTTTGTTTTTTATTAACGCATACACATATTTTTTATTTAATGCTTTAGCTTGATTAGTTATTGTTTCAACCAATAACGATAAAGCATCTTTTCTTTTTTGACGATCTTTATAATGTATATTAGATATTATCCAATCACACCATACTGCCGTTGAGTTAGTGGTGTACATAAAACCTGCACAAATAGGAATGTCTTTATCGTAAACTATGTAGCCTCCAGTTCCGTTTTCAGGAAGAAAATCTTTTGTAGGCGCAGTCCATCTCCAATCATTCCACCAGCCAACAAGTATGTTGTCGTAATCACTTACTTCTAATGGTCTTATATTTAATTTCATTTACAACAAAGATAACAATTTTTTACGGATAACTTTTGTAACCTTTATTACTTCACGCCAGGAAAACTTTTCATTACACTGCTTCCTACAGAAAACAATTCAACTGGATTAGTAGAATCATTTTGTAAAGTAAATTGTAAATAGTAACCCCTTGCTCCATGAGACTCAGCAACTGAATCTTTTATAGCCATAATAAACTGACCAACGGTAGGGACTGTCCCACCCACTCCAGTAGTGTCTATAGTAATGCTTGTAGATGTTTTACCTGTTATCTGACCTGCCAGTACTGGAGGAGCTGTCGCTGCACCAGCCGTTAAAGTAGCTGCATACGCTGTGTCTCCTATATTTGTAATAGATCCAATAGAGCTTAAAAAAGTAATTATAGTTGCATTGTTTGGCCCAGTAACCCCTGTACAAACTCCAAGACCATTTGCGGAACGCATTTGCCAATTTACTGTATTAGCATTTGTTCTAATAAAAGAATACCATTCACCTTCCTTTTCTTGAAAATAAGTTTCTAACATAGATCCTGGATTCCCATCAGTTAAATCTGTCAACAAAGAAGTACATTCCCAACGAGCCTCATTTGTATCTACAACTGTAGTAGTAGACTCATAAGATATAGTCTTAAACAACTTAATACTTAGCGTTGGTTCTGGATTAAAAACACTTGTTATTGATGATGCTGTAAAAGTTCCATAATAATTATTCCTTAAAGGATTAGTGTTATGCCTCCATAAATTACCTCCCTTAAAACTGTAAAAAAAACTATTCATTCCTATCATAAACTCAGGGAAAAAAGAGTAAAAAGAAGGCCACCCACCTTGACCACCATATTTTGGAAGTGATGAAGAATCTTTATTGTATGTTAATGTATAATTTGGCATATAGTTTTATTTTTTAAGTTGGATTACAATTCCCTGAAGATACAACAACTCCGTTTCTAATTCCTAAAGCAGTTGTTCCAGATGGCCCAGGATTTCCTATTATAACGTATTGAAGTGTATTGGTGTCATTTAAGTATGCTGAACCATCAGCTGCTGTAAAAACAAAATTACCTATCTCTGGCAACGCATTAGTTCTAATGGTATAAGGCACAGAATTTCCAGTTGCATTTCTAACAAAATAGTAAGTTGTATTTGGAGTAAAACAACCAACTCCTCCCTGAAGAGGTGAACCTGTAAAAGTTGGTAAAGACACAGGACAATCTACCTCCCAATTAAATGCAGTTCCACATAGTGGTGCAAATATTTTTAAGTTTAAAACCGTTGGCGTTACTGATGTCTTAGGAACAACCATTGTAAAAACAGGAGAAGTTATAGAACTTGAATCTGATGAAAAACCTATAGCTGAAGAAGCAACTGTTACATTTTGAGTTGTTCCTTGATCCACGTATGCACCAGACACTAAAGAAAAATTAGATGGAGAAGTACCTTGAGTTGGACAAGATCCAGCACTATCGTAAGGACTGTTACTTAATAAATCTGCATTTTGATTACCTACATATGTAGGAAGTGATGTCCCCTGGTTTCCAATTCCAGCATAGTCAACTTGAGTATTAGATCCATCAACTAACAATACTCCATTGTGGTTATCTGCTGCTGTTAATCTATTATATCCAACACCATTTAATGAAGCAATAATACCATCTGGTATTGATCCACCCATAAAACATCTTATAACCACAGCTCCCAAATCATTTGCTAAATCAATATTAGCATCAAAAACTCCATTTTGATTAGCGATAGACGCAGAAAGTCCTGTTCCACAAGGAACTAAACAAGCGCTACATGGTTGAGCATTAAGTAATATTCCGTTTAACTGCTGTCTAACTATCAGGCCTTGACCATAATAACCATCAGCAGCTAAAGTACTTAATGAAGAATCCGTATATAAAGATGTTGCTGACGAAAAATTTACGCCATCGAAACAGTATGTTCCTAATGTTGCCATATTTTATTTATTTAAGGGCAAGTTACTAATTCTATTACTAACCCATTTGATGTAACTCTAATATATTTATCTGATTCTGATTTATAATAACCTGCTGTTAATGGTACTGCTTGACTACTATAACAAGTAGAAGAAGAATAAACAAAATCATTTATAGCAGGATATGTTCCTGATCCAGTATGATAGTATGTTTGAGACAGCGGTTGATTACACACATCCGAAACTTCTTGATTTGTACTTGCTGTAAAAGCAACACAATTAACAACACACTCACAACAGGCATTATCAGCAGAAGCTGCATCGTAACAAAATTGTTGACATGATGTTGTTCTGTAGTCATATATCAAATATAAATATTGATTAGCAACAGGAATAGACAAGGAGCTTAGTGTAGCCTCGTACAATCCTTCTGACGCCTCAACAACACTTCCGTTTGGTATAGTCGCAGACGCAGCTAATAAGGATGCTATATCTGGCTGGTTGTTTTGGTATAAAGTATTACTTGATAAGTATTTAAAATTATCGTCAGGAAAACCCCAGTCATAATCATCAAAATTTATTTTATTAGATCTTATAGTTAAATCAACCCCATCATTTGGAAACACCCCTAAAGACCTTATTCCAACTTGAGGATCATAGGTAGATGCAATTAAATGAGAATTACCAAACTGACACAAGTCACTATCAATTGGACTTATAGTTGTTGTGTTCTCCCAAAAATATTCTGCATGAATATATTTATTAGCATCAACACTTGAGTTCATAACCACCTTCACAACAGTAATATTTACTTGTTCAGGACAATTATAATCTATAGAAAAACTTGAATCTAAACCAACAGAATTAACTGTTACAACTGCATTACTTGGAGTGTTTAAAGATTTGCTCCAAGTGTAAGATCCTGAACCAGTTAAAGTTCCACTTGTAGATGTTGTTCCGTTCCATAATACAGAAATTGTAATACTTCCTGAAGTTATATTGTAGCCAATTAGCACATCTCCGATTACATTTCCAAAATTTACTGTAGAAGAAAACGGTGTACCAACTGGTAGACCACTTCTATTTATAGATGTACCACATGGAATTACTTGAGCAGGAATAGGTACTGATTTTTGATTCATTCCTAAAACAAACTCATCCATATAAGGATCAAATGCTCCTAATTTTTGATTGTTTAAATTATCGTTAAACTCATCTCTAAAAAAAGATCGCATTCCAGAATCGGAAATAACAGTCAAACTCTCTCCTTGACCTCCTTGTGAGTTTCCTGACAACATTAATACAGCTCCTCTTTTTGAATCTGTAAAGTAAGTATCAAACCCATGAGTTGAAAAACTTTCAGGATTAAAACTAATACCATACTCCTCAATACGAGCAATTTGAGTTCCTAATATCTGAGGAACTGAAGTAACAACACCACCACCTGTTGAGTCAGTTAATTGGTTTTTACTTGCTAAAACATAAGAAATTTTATCCTCTTGCAAAACTAATATATCAGTTTTACGCGCGTGCATTTTTTGAATAGGCCCATAAGAAGTTTCTAAATCTTTAAAATTTACTAAACCTAAATTAAATTCATTTAAATTATTTGTACCAGAGTTACTACTGTACACTCCGCTATAAGTCATACCTTCAAACCTATCAGCTTCCTTATAGTCTTGATTAGATACAGCTAAAGTTCTTTCTCCTAATTGAAAACTTTTAGCGGCTAATCTATCTTTTATTTTATAACTTTCAACACCATTACCAAATGTGTAAACATCAGAAAAATTTAATTCAACAACCGCATCTTGTGAAGAAGTTTGATTTTGATCAAAATCTCCTGTTCCTGATAAATGATTATAATTAGCGTCAATATCATACATTTCACTTGCATCAAAATACAAATCTGGATTTGCATCTAAAGGCTCTGACTCAAAAATCATTAAAGTATTAGCTCTAAAAACAACAATGTCAGCAGATATACTTGATTGTCTATCAGAAGTAAAAGTTCTGTTAGCTCCAGGAACACCACTATTTATACCAAAGTATAACGGAGAGGTTTCGTCACCTGGAATATCTTGAACAAAACCAAGCTTTATTTTAAATCTTGTACATGGAAGATTGCCAGCAAACCCATATTCATTACCAGAAACAAATGGAGGAAATCCACTGTCAGGAACTGAAACATTTACATAAGCTCCATCATAAGTAGCAGCAACCTCATCAACACCAAAACCATTTACATTCCCTGGTGAAGCCAACAGAACATTTACATTGTCTCCATCATACCATCTTTTCATGTCTGGGTAATCTCTACTTGCAACAAATTGCTGTTCCCACTCCCAAGTATATTCTTTCGCTCCACCTGGAAAACCTGTAGCAGAACGTTGCGCTATAAATTTTAATTTTATAACAGAACCACCTGGGACGCTATAGTTTGTTGTACCAGTAGCAGCTCCTAATGAATCATATTGTGTTGTAAAACAAGGATAACCTACCTGTCTTTTTGAAGTGCAACCATCAGCCTTGTCCGATGCTTTCTGATCTCCATAATCTATAACCGAATCATTAGGAATCGTAACATTAAAATTTTGATTTTTAACATTCATGTATAAACCTGGCAATTGACTTATTTCTTCAAATCCAATTTCTCCAGCTTCTTGTAAAAAATCTGTAGACTCTGCTGTTACATCTAAAACAGTAACTTTTTCTACTCTTGGCAAAGCCCCATCTACATCTCCTTTTACTATTAGCGTTTGTCCTTTTTCAACCTTATTAGCATTATCGCCTTCTAATTTAAAAAAGATCATATTGTCACTTGGTCTTACATAATAGAAATTTGTAAATATAGTTTCATAAGTGCCTAAACTTGGTTTAACAACAAACTTGTATTTTTTGGCCCAGTAAGGAGCAATACTGTTTACTTGAACTAAAATTTTATTTACACTAATTGAATTTGCTGGTTCAATATATATTGTATTATACTCCGAAACCAATACAGTAGAGGCACGAGCGTATTCATCCATATAAACAATTCCTGTTTCATAATCCCTATTACTATGTAAACTTGTAGTGTCATTATCTGAAGTGAATGTAATGTTTCCAGAAATAAATCTAAAAAACTCAAACATATTTGTTGTTATTGGAGCTGCTGGATCTGTAACATCTATAGCTTGATAATTCATTGCAATTACCTGTAACTCAAATGTATCAGATCCTGGGACTACCGCAGTTAATGCAAACCCTTGCTGTGCAGTTGCATCAGTTATACTACTATTAAATTTTGTAAATGTACAGGTGTTAGCTGGAACAGATAAATAATTATTAAATAAATCTGTTAAAGAATTTCCTGTATCCGCTAATAGCAAAGTCTTAAACCTTCCATCTGATAATATACCTGTTCCTATTGCATCTTTAAACTGAGCTGAACTTACAAAATCATAAACAGAAGAATAATCTTCATTTAATGTAATAGATATTGTTAACGAAAAACTTGCGTTTTTAAACTCTTCATTAGCAATGTAACAATCAGTAGTTGTTGTGCCAGTTAATTTAGCGTGTTCAAAACGAAAAGAAAAACCTATTACAGATCCTTGTTTTAACTTAGAAGAAATTTCCGATAAGTTAATAGTGATTTTACTATTATCTATATTTTCAGTTGTCCCAGAAAGAGTATAAGCGCTACCATTCCCTGGCTCTGGAATTTTTAAAGTTATAAAATCTACGTTTTTTGAAATGTAAGAGGTTGTATAGTTTAAAGCAATGTTTGATCCATCAGCACTCCCTCTTCTAAAGTTATATCCATCTATAAAATTACCATAAAATAACCTATTACTCATTATTGTTTGAGCTTTTGCTACCCTTGGAACATTATCATATTGTCTTAATAACTCATCTCCACCTATTGTGGTATAAATTTTACTATTTGTAAAAGAATAAGTTTTAGACGTATTGTCTGCCCATCCATAATCTTGTTTCTTAAATCTCTCTATTACAAAAATAGAATTTGAAGTTGTTTCTTTATATAGTAAATCGATTTCTAAAACACGTTTACTACCAGTATTAAAAGTTACAATTGCTCCGTTGTATCTATTGACCATTCCACCGTTTAAAAAGTTTCTTGTATCAAAAGTAAATGTGCTTGCTGCAAAAGCTGGTTTTGTAAATAAAGAAGTAGCGCTATATTCGTTGTCTTGATACCTGTATCTATATGCAAAACAAACAAATCTTTCTTTTAAGTAATTTTCATTACCAGGTAAGTTTACAAGTTGAACTAATGGTGCAGGTAAGTTTACATTTGATCCAACTACATCTTCAAACCCAGGCGGCTTAACTATTACAGATATATCTTCTTCAACAATCTGATCTGTATTACCAATTGGGTTAGGATAATTTCTCCCTATATTTATCATTCGAGGAGGATTTAAATCATCTGTAAAAAACAATAATTTTCCATCCACTAAATCAACCGCTGTTATTAAGTATTTAGGATCAAAATTTAATACCGTAGTAGAAACAACATGATATTGAACAACTTGATTCTCAGTATTATAAGAAACTATTAAATCAATTCCTCCAGTTTTACCAGGGAAATCTTTATCATGTATAAACCAATAGATGTTCTCTCTCATTCCATCCTCATAAGCTCCTATACATACTGCTGTTGAAGATATAGTCGTACCTTCAAACTTAATTGTTGTAAGTTTTTGATTACCTCTGGAGTTTTCCACAGCTCCTATTTCAGTAGTTTCTGTAGCTCCTAAACGAACATTCATTGCGTTAATATATTCTCCAGGAGGAAGAAGCCTTTCATCGATAGACTTATTCATTCTACCTGCCGTAAAATTTGTTGTAACTATTGGCATATTATTTTATCCATTTATTCTGACCTCTCATGTTCATTAACAATCGACCAGGGTGTATATTACTTAATCTAATTTTTGAATTTCTTAACAAAGAAGACTTATCTTTTCTTGCTCTATTAATTACATACTCTGAAACACCTACTCTTCCATTTAATATAGAGTATCTAATATAAGCGTATATATATTCTTCAAATAATTTGTTTACATGAACATCTGTATCAACTCCATTTTCCATTCCATCTGAAACATATTCTAAAACAATAGAAGAAGAAGCGATTATGTTGCTAAAGTTAATTACACCTGCTTGCTTATTAATTGTAAATGTAGGATTAGAATTTGCAGTCTCTGTGTTTAATCCAAAGCGTGCGCCTACAGCGTAATTAAAACACCATACACCATCTATACACCATCCTTCAGAATTATTGTAAGGACTACTCGAGTTTAAATATATGCTCGGAGCTGTAGCTGACATTTGATTTAAATTTAATTCTGACTCTTGAGGACTTAACGCATTACCATCTTGATCAAATAATACATTTGACTGATTGTCTTGTAAATATGCAGAAGACCAATTTGTTTGAATGTTTTCTGACAATGGATGTAATACTCCATTTACAAATTGAGAAATACGCACCCAATTCACATAGTCTGGAGGTAATACAAAACGCAATTGATCTGTAATGTCTAACTGAAGAATTTTAATCTCCTTCATCGCGTCATAATTTAATTCTTGTATCCCTCTTTTAGCGTGAAATAAAATTTGATACCTTTCGATATTATTTATTAACTCGTGATTACCTTGATACATTAACATAAAATTATTAACTATATCAGATAAAGAAAGAAATTGATACGATCCATGATTTAAATCAGTTGGATTGTTTCCTGAGTTTTGATAATATGCGTAATCATTTATATATGCCATAATTATTGTTGTTGTTGATTATCCATTATTTCTGCATTTTGACCAAACTCAATTACATCTTTTTCTCTAATTTCAAGGCCAACATATTGGCAAATCTTAGCTATTAGAATAGGCTCGTCTGACAACGGTAATTCAAAGTCTTGATAATCGGCGCTTGTAGGATCAAATAAAGGCTCTCCAGCTAATAGTGTAGCGTAAGTCCAGTTTGGCGGTAAAGGGTATCTAACGTACTGAGATGTTAATTGACCTATTTTATTTATAGTAATTGGAAATGCTTCCGCTACAAGAGCATTTTGTGTGTAAGCTGGGTAGCCAATGTTTGGTTTTGTTAAAACAGAATTGTTCAGCATAGTAATTTTACTTTGTGCTACTCTTTCTGCTTCAACAATATCATTGACTGAATATATATTGTAAGTTTTTCCTACAGCATTCCAAACTGATGCACCTACTGTTGCAAAGACTAAAAGATTTGTTGCGCTAACTACTTGTGAAACTACTGTGTTATAAACCACCCCTCCTGTAATAGTTGAAACTATATCTCCAACAGCTACTCCTGCTGCAATAAAGTCCGCAGAAGTGTCGTTTACCGCTATAGAACCACCATTGGTCGAAGTTGTTACTCCTGCCGCCAATTCTTTAGCAAACACCATCATCTTATTAATTAAATAATAATCAGCTGGTAGTGTATATAAATTAGACTGTATATCCCCTAATTGAGATGTTGCAGAATTTAATAAAGGAATATTTACATAAAAAGTATCTATTACCTCAACTAATCCTTTAGCTATGTCGGCATAACCTGTTCCAGATTGTCTTTGGTTTTCTTTTAATATTTGATTATTATATTGATAAAAATAATCCTCAAACATATCCATTTGAGCTTGTTGCGCATACAAATTAAAGTCAGCTGGAGATATGTAACCGTAATTATTTTTATTCGCTATAGCTAATACAGTGTTTCGTACTTCGTTTATTGGCATAATTAATTCTTTTTACAAAGATAGCAAAAAAAAAGAGGCCCTATTTTTTTTAGAACCTCTCTTTAATTGTTTAATTAATGCTGTTATGCATTAACGATACTTGTTACAGCTTTTGGAAGACTTACCTCAAAATAAGGATTCTGCCAAGATGTAGCTAATGCTACTTCCATATTATCTAATATAGATGTGTAAACATCATGAGCTACTTGAGCCGCTGTTGTTACTGTAGTAACAGTTCCATCAACATAAGAAATTGTAACTGTTACTTCTGTAGCTGTTGCCGTAGCAACCGCTTTAACTCCGTCAAGACTAATCAATTGACCAGTAATAGGAGCGTTCGTGATTTTAAGAAATTTTGCCATTTTATAAAAAGTTTTTAATGGGTTAATAAAGTACAAATATAGCAAAAAAAAAGCCACCCTTTTAAGGTAGCTTATTTTCGGTATGCTCTGTTTCGTTCCGCAACGACCAAGTTTAAAAAACTAACAGTTACATCCTAATATTTCTGAATTGTTAATTTTACTTTTTATTACTTAATTTGTTTTTTAAAAGTTTAAAAACCTCAAGTCCTTCATCGGATTGTAAAAAAGAACCAACAATATAATTTGGATCTTCACCATAAGGAACTGTTAGCATTTTCTTTTTGTTGTTAGGTAAATTATAATAAACATCCTTGTTGTTATTTCTAAATGTTATAAAACCTGCCATCATAAATTGATGAATTGTATCCATTAACTCTAACATTGGATCATTTATGGTATCCATAAAATCTTCTGGTCTTGATTTAGCATATAAAAGAATATCTCTTTTTAATTCTGGTATTGTCATGTTATCTACACCATTACCCATTAAAACTCTACATACTGAAGTTAATTTATTTACATCAGTAGTTATTTTTTTAGCTTCTATTTGAGCATTTAACTCTGCCTCAACATACTCTAATTCTTCAGCTGCATCTTTAGCATTATTTATTTCCTCAAATACCATGTCTTTACTTGGATGATAATATAAGAATTGTTGTAATACTTGATTTTGTTTTTCAACTATTAACATTCCATCTTCAA